GTAAGTGGTACTAACTACACAGCAGGAGGAGCCGCTTTAACTAAAGTTGCACCGACAAGCGGTGGTACTACAGGTTTTACTGATTTTGCTGATTTAACATTTGGAACAGCAACAGTAACAGCAAGAGGTTGTTTGATTTATAACGACACTAATAGTGATAAATCTGTCGCTACTATAGACTTTGGTGGCGATAAAACATCCACAGCAGGTGATTTCACTATTGTTTTCCCAGCAGCAGCAGCCAGTACAGCTATTATCAGAATAGCTTAGTCTAGCCAAAGATGGCTAATATAACTGGTTGGGGTAGAGGAACCTGGGGTTCTAATACTTGGGGAGAGCCAAATCCAGTTACCCTTACAGGATTAGCAGCAACAAGTGCTGTTGGTTCCGTAACTATCGTAGCGAAAGCTAATGTAATTCCAACAGGACAATCAGCAACTGGATCAGTAGGCACTCCTACTTTTGATTGTGAAGCTAATCTAACTCTTACAGGTCAATCAGCAACATCTGCTGTAGGCACACCAACCGTTGTAGCAAAAGCAAATATTACGCCATCTACGCAAGTAGGAACTAGTGCTTTAGGCACTATATCTATAGTTGCAAAAGCAAATATAGTACCAACAGGACAATCTGCAACGTCTGCTATCGGAGGTGTTGGTGTTAATGGAGATGCTGTTGCTAATGCACCAGGAGCCGTAGGATCTGTTGGTAGTGTTGGTGTGGATGTAGATGGAGAGGCTAATGTAATTATATCAGGGGTTGCAGCTACTTCAGCAGTAGGATCTGTTACTGTTCATCACAACGCACAGTTTAGTATTGATGGTGTTAGTGCAACAGGTGATGTAGGTTCTGTTACCACAACAGCTAAAGGAAACATTAGTATTACAGGAGTTGAGGCTACTGGATCTTTAGGTAATGTATTTGTTTGGTCGCTAATAGATGATACACAAACAAAAAATTATGCTAATATAAATACTGACCAAAGTTCATCCTTTGCTGAAATAAATGAAACACAAACTCCAAATTGGGAAGAGGTAGCATAGAATATGGCAACTTATGTAAATGATTTAAGGTTAAAAGAGATAGCGACAGGTGATGAGTCAGGAACCTGGGGAACCTCTACGAATACTAATTTAGAGCTTATAGCAGAAGCATTTAGTTTTGGTACAGAAGCAATAACAACAAACGCTGACACTCATACAACAACAATAGCAGACGGATCAACAGATCCTGGTAGATCACTTTATTTAAAATACACAGGCACGCTTGATAGTGCTTGTACTATTACTATAGGCCCTAATACCGTATCTAAGCTTTGGTTTATTGAAAATGGTACTTCTGGATCACAAAATATAATTATTTCTCAAGGCAGTGGAGCAAATATTACTATACCACCTGGAGATACTAAAGCAATTTATTCAGACGGAGCAGGATCAGGAGCAGCTATGGTAGATGCTTTTGCTAGTCTTAGCGTTGTAGATCTTAAAGTACAAGATGATTTAACCGTAACAGATGATATGACTGTTGGTGGCACATTAGGAGTAACTGGAGCTATTACAGCTTCAAGTACAATTAATGGCGTAACTATAAAAGCTGATACAACTAATTTTGTAGACAGTATTTTAATTAGTCAAAATGCAAGTACAGGAACTTTATCAAGTGCCTCTAATAATACAGGACTAGGCGATAGTGTTTTTGCTGCATTAACATCTGGAACAAATAATACAGGTGTAGGCTCACAAGTATTAGAATCAAATACAACAGGTTTTTTTAATACAGCAATTGGACATGGTGTTTTAAATGCTAATACTACAGCAGGAAATAATACAGGAGTTGGTTATTTAGCATTATTATCAAACACTACAGGTGCTTCAAATACAGCAGTTGGTGCATCAGCCTTAGATGCTTTAACACAAGGTTCATTTAATGTTGCTGTTGGTAAAGAATCTTTAACAACTGATACTTTAGGCAGCAAAAGTGTTGCAGTAGGTATGGGGACATTAGCTAATCAAAACTTCACAACAGCTACAGATTCTTTTAATGTTGCAATAGGACATATTGCAGGTAATGCAATAACCACAGGCACAGACAATACTCTTATTGGTGGTTTAGCAGGTGATGCTATAACAACTGGTTCAAACAATACAGCCGTAGGTCAATCAGCAGCTACTGCTCTAACAACTGCATCAAATAATACAGCTATAGGTGCTGATTCTTTAAAAGCTACTACTACAGGCACATCAAATGTAGCAGTAGGTTTTGCTGCATTAGAAGCTAATACAACAGCATCAAATAACACTGCGGTTGGATTTACAGCTTTATTAGCAAATACTACAGGTGGTGGTAATACAGCATTAGGTAAAGAAGCTCTTGCAGCAAATACTACAGCCGATTTTAATACTGGTCTTGGTTATCAAGCCTTAGAAACAAACACTACAGGTGCAAGTAATACAGCCGTTGGTGCAGATGCTTTGTTTGCTAACACCACAGCTTCAAGTAATACAGCAGTAGGTACAAGTGCTTTAGCAGCAAACACTACAGGTACTTTTAATGTAGCAGTCGGTTCATTAGCACTAGATGCAAATACTACAGCAGATAGAAATATAGCAGTCGGACATAGTGCTTTAGGAGTAAACACTACAGGTGCTAAAAATACAGTTGTGGGTACTTTTGCTATGGAAGATAACACCACAGGAACTGAAAATACAGCTATTGGACATGATGCTTTAGCTAATAACACTACAGCTAGTAACAATACAGCAATAGGTGCAAATGCATTGTTAGCAAACACAACAGGTGCTGCGAATACAGCTGTAGGTAAAGATGCTTTAAAATCTAATACAACAGCAGGTAGTAACACAGCAGTTGGGTATCAATCACAAGAGTCTACTACTACAGGTGAAAATAATGCATCATTAGGACTACACGCTTTGCGTGTAAACACTACAGCTAATAATGGCACAGCAGTAGGTACGAGTGCTTTAGCAGCAAATACCACAGGTGGAAATAATACGGCAATTGGTTATCAAGCTTTAGACGCAAATACGACAGGAGCCGATAATGTAGCTCTTGGTGCTGTAGCTTTAAGTGCAAATACGACAGCTTCTTCAAATACAGCAATTGGTGAAAGTGCATTAAAAGTAAACACCACAGGTGCTAATAATGTCGCAGTAGGTGCAGCAGCATTAGATGCTAATACTACAGCAGATAATAATACAGCAGTTGGTAAAGGTTCTTTAACAGCTAATACAACTGGTGCTGGTAACACTGCTGTTGGCTTACAAGCATTATCTTCAAATACAACTGCAAGTAATAATACTGCTGTTGGTTTAAATTCAATGGTTACTAATACAACTGGTTCTCTAAATACATCAGTCGGTAAAGATTCTTTAGGAAGTAATACTACAGGAAATAATAATTGTGCTTTTGGTGGTAGTGCTTTAACAGCAGTTACAGAAGGTTCAAATAATGTTGCAATGGGTGAAAGTGCTGGTATCGCAATTACTACTGGTGGACAAAATATAGCAATTGGTTTAAATGCTATTAATGCAGTTACTACTGGTTCATATAATATAGGTATCGGTGGAAATATAGCTGGTAATAATTTAGTAGATGGTGGTTTTAATATATACATGGGTTATTTAGCAGCAGCAGGTGCTAGTAATGCTTCTGGTGAATTAGTACTTGCTACAGCAAATTCTACACAAACTGGTAAAGGTAATAATACTGGATTTATAAGTGCAAGTAATGGTGTATATCAAGGTAATAATTCATCATCTTGGTCAACAACTTCTGATCAAAGAATTAAAAAGAATATTGTAGATAATACTATTGGTCTTGATGCTATAAAAGATATAAGAGTTAGAAACTTTGAGTACAAAACTGAAGATGAAATAACAGAAATTCCAACTCATGCAGCTATTGATAAAGAAGGCATACAGTTAGGAGTTATAGCACAAGAAATAGAAACAATTTTACCTGATGTCGTACAAGAACAATCAACAGGAGTAAAGACTGTAAATCCTGATAACATAACTTGGTATCTTGTAAATGCAGTAAAAGAACTTTCTACACAAGTAGAAGAATTAAAAGCCGAAATACAAACTTTAAAAGGAGAATAAAATGGCAGTAACAAAAGCAATAACTAAATGCGTACCTTATGTAAACTCATCTAGTAAAGTAGATAAGTGGGAAATAGAAATGACGTATAAGAATGATAGCGAGGGCGATAGCACTTACTATACTTCAACTTTTAGCACTTCAGTAGAACAATCTGTTACAGACTTAGATGGTAATACAACCACTAACTTTACTTTAAAAGCTAAAGGTAGTTGGTCTAATGCTGACTTAGTGGCAATATGCCCTGTATCACATTGGGATACAATATTTGCTAGTCAAGTAGATAGCGTTATAACTAACCCACCAGTAGAAAGTACACCAGACCAAGCATTTAGCGTACCTAGTTAAGTATGGCTGAAGGCGATTTTCAGATCCATACTATGCCTGCGGTATATGTGTTAGAAACACAAATGCCACAAGACATGATTGATAGCGTAAATGATTATATGGACGAGTATAAACATGATAAAAACAAAAAATCATTAGCTAATACTTTAGTAGGGCAAATAGATAAAGGAGAACAGTTACTGTTAGATCACAATGATCAAAGAATGGTTGAGTATAATAATTTTATTTGCAGCCTTGGTGTTGAATATATTAATCATTTTGCTGCTTCGGGTAATAGTTTTAAAGGCCCTAAACAAATTCAGATAGACGAAACTTGGTCAGTACATAGTTATGATGGTGATTACAACCCAATACATGATCACGGCACTAAAACTCTTATGGGTATATCCACAACAGCTTGGACTAAAGTACCACCACAAATAGGTAATGTTAATGCACAATCACCAACTTATTCTCTATACAACGAAAGTGGACATTCAGACGGATGTATAGCGTTTCAATACGGACAAGTATCTGTTATAGATAGTGAAAGATTAAAACCAGCTCAATCATTTGTTATGACCCCAGAAGTAGGAAAGTTATTAATATTCCCTTCTTGGTTACAACACATGGTCTATCCCTTCAAAGGTGAAGGAGAAAGACGAACAATCGCATCCAACTTAAACTGTTGGGATGTGCAACAACCAACACCTGAGGAGGTGCAATAATGGCAAAAGCCGAAAAAAAAGAAACCGTTGAGGTAGAATTTACGCCTGAACAAAAAAGTTTTCAAGCACATATACAAAGCTTGACAACAAAAATAAACCAGCATTTATTTGAGATTGATGAGTTACAGCCAAGTTTAAATATGTATAAACAAGCTTTAACTGAAAGTATGAAATCACAAACTAATGATCTTTCAGAGGATAAAAAATGATTGTAGAAATAATTATGTGGGTAACAGCTATTGTTACTATAAGCAGTTTAATAGCTGCTAGTACACCAACGCCAAAGGACGATTTATGGATTGGTAAATTATATAAACTTATTGACATGTTAGCTTTGAACATAGGCAAAGCAAAGGAGAAATAATGGGCTGGTGGAGTAATTTAGTAGATAAAATAACTGGAACACACAAAGTTGAAGTAAGAGCTAGAAATAAAAAAGGACATTATGTTGCTGATGATAAATCAACACCTAATGTAAATGAAGCTTATACAACAAAAAGAGTTAAAAAGTCTAAATAATGTCTGAGTCGCCAGATGCTTTTGTATATAACGCAACATTAGACCGTATTGTAGATGGTGATACGTTTGATTGTATTTTGGATCTAGGGTTTGATGTAAAATTACACAAGCAAAGAGTAAGACTTAGCGGTATTGATACACCAGAATCTAGGACACGCGATCTTGCTGAAAAAAAACTAGGGTTAGCTGCAAAGGCTAGGCTTGGTGAGTTATGTTGCGGTACTTTTAAAGTTAAATCTTTAGGTAAAGGAAAATATGGACGCATAATTGGCATACCATATACAGAAGATGGTAAAGATATTTGTAAAATATTAATAAAAGAAGGACATGCTGTAGTTTATGACGGCGGCAAAAAAACAAAAGTATGGGGTGATTACTAATGAATGATGGACAAGGAAGGTTTGGCGGCGATATGGATCGTAATGAAGTTGAGATGGATCTCAATAAGTTTATGGCTATGATCCAAGAAATATCACAACTTAAAGATAAAATAAGGGATTTAGAAGATACAACTAATGTTAATCCTTGGCAAAAGGTTATACATCTAGCACAAGCTGTAGATTCCTGGAGAATATTTCCAAGAATGTTTTTGAGTGTTTATATGTATTTGCTTTACTACACAACATTTTGGTTTATGGCATTAGAGTCACCAAGCTTTGAACAATCAGGCCTTATATCTATTGTTGTAGGTGCAGGAGCGGCTTGGTTTGGCTTATATGCAGGAACATCAGGTTCTAGCAAGTCATTCAAAGGCGAAGCTAATAAAGAATAATGGAAGTATTTGACCTTATAGAAAAGGTCGGATTACCTATAGCAGGCGGTCTAGTTATGGGTTATTTCATATTTCTTATTATGAAACAACTTATGGGTAATCTTGTAAGTGATATTAAAGGAATACAAGGTATAACTAAGATGCTTATCACAAGAGCATCAATAATGAACAACGACATCATAAGAATAGATACTTCAGTATCAAGTGCTTTAAATTTAAAACCAGACTTAGATAGAATAGCAAGAGCAGAAAACTTTGTAGAAGACGGTAAGATAGACGCTAGACGTGATTAATGGACATAGTTGTATTAGTAGAGAAGTTTGGCTTTACGACCATAATGGTAGTAGGTTTAGGTTACTTTGTTTACTTTGTTTGGCAAACTATTACAAATACTATAGACCCTGCTGTATCAGAAATGAAAAAAACAATTATACGGCTAACTGACCAACTTCGCCTGTTAGATCAAGATATGATACGATTACAAGAGAAAGTTAATACTGTATTGGAGTTAAATGAAAAAGAAAATGACAAAACAAGAGCTAATAAAGGAAGAAGCAGCAAAAACTAGAATATTAGCCTGGATAATGTTTATGGGTCTAATTATGTTTGTAGGTATTATTGCTATAAATGTAAAAGCAGATCAAATAGTACACAAATTTAAGTCGCCTAGTTTTAATGGCATAGGCACTTCTTCACATTATCTTACTATAGAAAACCAAGAATACACTCGTAAACTAACCATTAAAGAAGAAATAAAAGCTTTACAAGATGAGATAGAAAGAGAAAAAGAAAATAGTACATTAGCTAGGTTTATGCGTAATCTTGAATCAAGAGTATATGCTGAGTTATCAAGACAGCTAGTAAATAATCTGTTTGGAGAAACACCACAAAGTTCTGGCACCATAACATTAGAAGGTAATACTATAGAGTATACTAGCGATGGCGTAACACTAACCCTTAAGATAACGGAAGCAGATGGCACAGTTACTGAAATCACAATACCTATTGGTACTTTTACTTTCTAGTTGTTCTATATTTGACCAATTTGAAGACACCTACGAGCAAAGGTTTTCTGCTGAAAACGTTGTAAACATACAAGATCTGCAATCTGTAGAGTTAAAACAAGCACCTATACCTAAAGTTAGTCCTGTTGTAGCTGTATATCCGACTGCTTTTACTGATCAAACAGGACAAAGAAAAAGCAACAGCGAGTTTGCTTTATTTAGTACCGCAATCACACAACAACCTAATGCATTACTGATCAGAGCACTCAAACATGCAGGAGATGGCAAGTTTTTCAGGGTTGTAGAGCGAGTAGGACTAGATAACCTTACAAAAGAAAGACAGTTAATTCGTAGTGCTAGAGAACAAACTGCTACAGAAGATGAGAAAAAGAAAGCACTTAGGCCGTTATTATTTGCAGGTATATTAATTGAAGGAGCTGTTATATCTTATGAAGCCAACCTAGAATCTGGTGGTATAGGTGCTAGGTATCTTGGTATAGGCAATAGCGTACAGTATAGAGAAGACAACATAACGGTTAGTATGCGTATGGTTTCTGTTGCTACAGGTGAAGTATTGTTAGAAGTTCTTAGCCGTAAAACCATATTTAGTTACGGTAAATCAGAAGATGTATTTAGGTTTATAGAAGCAGGTACAGAGCTTGTAGAAATAGAACTTGGTAATGCTAGAAACGAGTCATCCACCATAGCACTAATGAAAGCGATAGAAGGTGGAGTTTTAGAAATAATAAATCAAGGATATAAAAAAAGTTTTTGGATTTTACAAAACGATAATGAAGGAGTAGAATTAAATGATGAAGATATTGATGAGCCTAGTTGTGATGCTGAGTGCATTGACAACATTCGCGGCTGACAACGAAATATATGTAGATCAGTCTGGTACTGGAGCTAACATAGATCTGGAACAATTAGGTATATCAAACTTAATAGGTGGTCTGCAATCTACAGCGGGAAGTCTTACGCCTTTTGATTTAGACGGCAATTCTATGACACTTGATATTAATATGATTGGTGATACCAATAAGTTTCTTGGTGACATTTTGGCTAATAACTTTACTGGACTATACAATTTTACTGGCGATACAAATACTTTTACCATCCAAGTAGATCCAACAAATACATACAGTTCTAATGGTTCTAATCAAAACATAGCAGTTACAGGTGATAGTAATACTTTTACACTTAATCAAGGTACAACTGCTCTAGCAGCAAGTTTAGATTTAGATTGGATCATACAAGGTAACAACAACCAAGTAACATCAAACATTAACATTGATGGTGCAACTAACTTTATGGATATAGACGGTAATGATAACGCAGTTACATATACTGGTACTGGAGTTACAGCTTCAGCAGGTGGTTACTTTTATTTAGATCACACAGGTGGTTCAAGAACGTTTAACATTTCACAACTGAGTACATTAGATAATGACTGGCTCAAAATTATATCTGTATCTGGCACTACCGCTTCTACTGTTTGTGTCGTTCAAAACGACCAAGGTACAAGCACAAGCTGTTGATATTGGAGATATATCTGAGCTAAACGGTTCAGCACAAATCCTAAGAGATAAACCTTATGATGCAAACCTTAAGTTTGCTATTCAAAGTAATGACGAAGCTATTACTAAAGACGGCAGAATGGCTATCACTTTTCTTGATGACTCTATTGTTAAACTTACAGAATTTAGTGAGTTAGTTATTGATGAGTACATCTACGATCCTGACCCGTCAAAAGCAAAGATGGCCCTTACCTTTGGTCTTGGTACAGCTAGGTTTATTACAGGTAATCTTAACCGTATAGATAAACAAAACATAACTTTAAAAACACCAACAGCTAACATAGCTATACGTGGGACTGATTTTACGGCTACAGTTGATGAGCTAGGGCGTAGTCTAATTATTTTGCTACCAGACGCTCTGGGGCTTTCTAGTGGCGAAATAGAGGTAGTTACTGCTATGGGAACTGTTTTACTTAATAAACCGTATGAAGCTACTACAGTAAGCGTATTTGAGTCAGCTCCTACTAAACCAGTTATATTAGATCTTACACTAGACCTTATAGACAATATGCTTATTGTTACACCACCTAAAGAAGAGGTAGTTATAGAAGAGGAATCTACAAGCACACAAACAGATAGTGTTTTAGACTTTAATGACCTAGATATAGATTTTCTTGCAGAAGATTACCTTAAAGAAGATAGCTTAGAGTTTACAGAACTAGACATAAATTATCTTGATGTAAATTATTTAGAAGATTTATTAAATGTACTAGATGCATTAGCTATAGCTGAAGAAGAAGACCAATTAGCACAAGCTACCAGCACACAAATATCTGGTACTTTATTAGGTAAAGATCCTGACACACAAATAACTGCAATTATTACAGGTAGTGTTATAAGTCTGAGAAGAGAGGTAAGTGAGAGCGTAAGAGTAGATTTAGATGGCAATAATGCATATACGGTTATTTTGATTCAAGATGGTATTTCTAATATAATCAAAGTTAATGGAGGTAGTGATAGTGTAATTACTATCACTCAGAGTGATTAAATGAAACGACTATTATTACCTGTAGTTATAATACTAGCCTTACCATTATTATTTCAAAGTACTCCAACAGAAATACTAAAGCTTAAAACTTTTGATGCTCTTATACAAACACCGCAAGAATCTGGTAATTTTACAATACTAAACATAACAGAAGAAGATGTAGAGCGTGAGGGTGGTTATCCACTACCAAGAAAACGATTAGCACAAATACAATTAGATATACTAGGCAAAGGTGCTCTTGGTGTTGGTTGGGTTATATCTTTTCCGCAAGCAGACAGAATGGGTGGAGATGAAGACTTTGCTAGATCTCTGGGATACGCACCATCTGTTATAGCTATGTTTGAAGACGGTAAAGGTAATTTTCCTAAAACACCTGGGACTGTTGTGCTTGGGGACAATAATGGTGGTATAATAAGCACGGGAGTGAAGCAGAACCTACTTCTCTTATCCAATCACACCTTACAGGGTTTGGCTATTGCTCCCACTGATATAGATCAACTTGTAAGAAGAATACCTCTTTTGGTCAAAACACCTAATAACGAATGGATACCAAGTTTTGGCACTCAAATATATAAAGCTTTATTTGGAGTAAAAACATACATTATAAAAACTAATGATAATGGTATATCAGAAATATCAATAAAAGGTATACCTCCAGTCAAGACAGATAGCTTTGGCCGTAAGTGGATAAGCTGGGTTGATACACCACAAACTAATCTAAAAGAGATGGAAGTAAATGGTAAGTTTGTGTTTGTTGGGGTTACGGCTAACGGAGTCATGCCACAAATTGCTACGCCTGTTGGTTTATTAGAGCCTCACAAAATTCAAGCAGCTCTAGCTGAATCAATACTTATACAAGATAGTCCTTACATACCAGACTGGGCATTAGCTGCCGAACTAGGCATGTTAATTATATTTGTTACCTTAGTATGGTTTGCTTTACATTTACTTGGTATAACCTGGGGCATAAGCGTAGCTACTCTTTTAATGGTTGGCACAGGTGGTCTAGGTTACTACTTTATTACAAAAGGTTTATTAGTAGATGTATCTTGGACATTATTATCAGAGTTTATTGCTGGATCTATAGCATTCTATTTACGGTTTAGACAACAATACAAATTACGTCAACAGATTAAGAAACAGTTTGAACATTATCTTGATCCTAGACAAGTTAAAAAACTACAAGATGACCCTAGTTCTTTGGTGCTGGGTGGTGAGCGTAGATACTGCACATTCTTGTTTACAGATGTAAGAGGCTTTACAGCTTTGTCTGAAAGACTAGAACCAGAGGAGGTCACTGAGATTATGAATAAGGCTCTTACGATACAAGCTGATACCGTTAAAAGATATGACGGTATGGTAGATAAATACATAGGTGACGCTATGATGGCCATATTTAATGCTCCTATTGACCTGCCAGGACATGAAACTTCAGCAGTATTATGTGCTAAAGAGATACAAGACAAAATAAAAATGGCTGATTTAGATGTAGAAATAGGCATAGGAGTCAATAGCGGTTATGCAGTTATTGGTAATATGGGTAGTGAAACTAGGTTTGATTACACAGCTATAGGGGATGCGGTAAACCTTGCAGCTAGACTTGAGAGCTCAACTAAGGAAGTTGGAGAAGATATTGTAATAGGTTATGATACTATTAAATCTAAAGGCTTTAGTGAACAAATTACTTTAAAAGAATTAAAAAGCATCAAAGTAAAAGGAAAAGAAAAATCTATAAATATTTATACAATTATATGACAACATCCAGAGAAGCTATTAATAAAATAGAAACACATGAAAAAGAGTGTTCTATACGATATGCTAATATTGAAAAAAGATTAGAAGATGGAGCCAAACGTTTTGATAAACTAGAAAATATGATATGGGCAGTCTACCCATTTATTTTAGTTTCATTAGTTTTATCAAGATTTGTATAGTGAAAGAAAAAATAAAAAAACTTTACGATTGGATTCTTAGTTTATTTGAAACACGATACAAAGTTACTGTATCTTTCAACAAAGAATATGGTGACACTGACGATAAGACCTACATATCAAAAAAAATACTTATACAAAAAGAAAAACATCTTAAATTCAGAACTTTAGATAAAAAGTTAATTGAATATAGAAGTGCTACTGGCCTTAACTACATTATTGAGGAGGATGAATAATGCAACAAGTTTTCATAGGCATAATATTGTTTTTAGGTTTTACAACTTACTATTTATTTAACGAAAACAAAACATTAGCTGCTAATAATTTAGCATTAGAAGGTGCTATAGCAACGCAAGAAGAAGCAATAAAATCTATACAAGCAGACTTTGAATTACAAACCACACAAATGAATGAACTATCTCTAAAAAGCCAAGCAGCACAAAGAGAACTAAATAGATATACACAATTTATACAAAACTATGAACTAGCAGCTAAAATATTAGCTGATCCAACAGAAATGGAAAGGAAGATAAATAATGGCACAAAACACATCATGGAAGATATTGAGAAAATCAGCGTTGTCGTTGACGATCTTGATGATGGCTTGCAGTTGCAGTCTGCTACCGACTAAAAAAATAGAAGTAACAGCTAAACCACTAGATAGACAGATAGTGCAGCCTGTTATGCCGAGAGAAATCAATCTGCAAGAACCTATGTGGATTGTAGTAACACCTGAAAACTTAGACGAACAACTAGCAATCATAGAAGAACAAGAGGGAGAGCTTGTATTTTTAGCTATGACAATACCTGATTACGAGGTTATGGCTTACAATATGCAAGAACTAAAGAGGTATATAAGTGAACTTAAAGACGTTGTTGTGTATTATAGGACAGTTACTACAACTAAAAAGGGAGAATAATATGAAAATATCACAAGAGGGTATTAATTTAATTAAAAAGTTTGAGGGTTGTAAACTTGAAGCCTATAAATGTGCAGCAGATGTATGGACAATAGGTTATGGGTCTACTAAAGATGTAAAAGAAGGCGATACTATTACACAAGAAGAGGCAGAAAACCTTTTAATGACAGATTTAGAAGTGTTTGAAGAAGCTGTAAATAAAGCAGTACACAGATCAATGGTTCAATGTCAATTTGATGCTTTGGTATCTTGGACTTTTAATCTTGGTGCTGGTAATCTTAATTCATCAACTATGTTAAAAAAATTAAATAACCAAGAATATGATGAAGTGGCTCCACAAATGAAACGTTGGAACAAAGCTAACGGTAAAGTTTTAGAAGGATTAGTAAGACGCAGAGAAGCAGAAGCTTTGTTATACGAAGGTAAAGAGTGGCACGAGGTCTAATATGCCGTTGCAGAAGCTTACATTTAGACCAGGCATAAATAGAGAAGGAACAGCCTACGATAATGAAGGCGGTTGGTTTGATTGCAATCTTGTAAGATTTCGTAAAGGCAGACCAGAAAAGTTTGGTGGTTGGGGTAAATTAACATCAAATACTTATCTTGGCACAGCAAGAGCTTTGCATTCGTGGATTTCATTAGGTGGTACTAAATTTTTAGGGTTAGGCACAACTTTTAAATACTATATAGAAGCTGGTGGTTCTTTTAACGATATTACGCCCATACGATCTACTACATCAGCAGGAGATGTAACATTTTCTGCATCAAATGGTGACGCTACAATTACAGTTGCAGATACCGCACATGGTGCAGTACAGAATGATTTTGTAACATTTTCAGGGTCTGCAAGTCTTGGCGGTAACGTTACTGCTGCTGTTTTAAATCAAGAATATCAAATAGCAACCATAGTAAACGCTAATAGTTACACTATAGAAGCCAAAGATACATCTGGGACTACAGTTACTGCAAATGCATCTGACAGTGGCAATGGTGGATCATCTGTTGTTGGTGCTTATCAAGTAAATGTAGGTTTGGATGTTTATGTTCCTGGTACAGGTTGGGGACTAAATGGATGGGGGTCAGGTGCCTTTGGTAGCACATCTGCTTTAAGTGATACTAACCAACTTAGAATTTGGACACATGATAACTTTGGTGAAGATTTAATGATAAATCAAAGAAATGCAGGTATTTTTAAATGGACAGAAAATAACGGCGTAAGCACTAGAGCTGTAGAGTTATCTGGTATATCAGGTGCAAATTTAGTGCCTACCAAAGGTTTACAAGTAATTACCTCTGAAAAAGACAGGCATCTAATAGTTTTAGGTGCAGATCCTATATCTGGTTCTACGAGAACTGGCACTGTAGATCCTATGCTCATAGCATTTAGTGACCAAGAAAATGCTTTAGATTTTGAGCCCTTGTCAACGAACACTGCAGGTTCATTAAGGTTGTCAAGCGGCTCATCTATTATTGGTGGTGTAAAAGCACGACAAGAAATATTAGTTTGGACTGATACAGCTTTATATAGTATGCAGTTCATTGGACCACCATTTACGTTTGGAATAAATCTAATAAATGAAGGTACAGGATTGATTGGTCCTAAAGCTGCAGTTACAACTCCAAGTGGTGTTTACTGGATGAGCTATAATAATTTTTATTCATATAATGGTAGCGTACAAACTTTGCCTTGTTCAGTGCATAACTATGTATTTAACGATATTAATCTTGTGCAATCTTTTAAAATAAATGCTTTTACCATTAAAGATAAAAGTGAAGTAGGCTGGTTCTATTGCTCAAGTAGTGCAACCGAAGTAGATAGATATGTTATATACAATTATGTAGAGGGTATTTGGTTCTACGGACAACTATCAAGAACGGCTTGGCTTGACTCTGGCATTGAAAACTACCCAAGAGCTGTAAGTAGTGGATACTTGTATCAACAAGAGCTTGGATTTAATGATGATGGTTCTCCTATGACAAACGTATTTATAGAAAGTTCTGATCTTGATATAGGAGATGGAGAACAATTTTCTTTTATAAAAAGAATCATACCAGACTATAAATTTATACAAGATGATAATAGCGGCAACGTGAATGTAGTTTTAAAAACAAGAAACTTTCCAGGCGATAGCCTTGCTACTAATTCAACAAGTGCAATAAGCTCGTCTACACAACAAGCATTTGTAAGAAGCCGATCTAGGCAAATAGCATTGAGATTTGAATCTGATGATGACGCTACTAATGACGGTAATTTATCAATAGGATGGAGGCTAGGAGCTACAAGGATAGATATAAAATCTGACGGTAGAAGATGAGTAAGTTGTTACAAACACAACTACCCATAGCTAATGATACGGTTACATCTGATGTTTTTAACAGATTAGTAAGAATACTAGAAATAAATTTAGGTGCTGTAGATCTTGATAATGTCCGACAGATAAGTGACGCAGAAAAAAATACACTTAAATTTAATGATGGCAGCATTATATGGAATACTACTGTAGGTGTATTACAAGTATATACAGGTAACAAATGGGTTGATATTGGTGATAGAACATTGCCTCAAGGGTTTGAAATGGCATCAGACTTAGGCGAAGTTTCTGTTAAAACTAATGGTAATATAACCATCACTTTATGAGTAATACAGCAGAAAATTTAAACTATCAAGTTAAAAACCTTTTGCTTACCTATCCTGCTGATTGGTACATCCAAAAAGACACTTTTGATGCAGTCAAAGGCTCAATACAACCAATAGTAAACTTTTACGAAGATAGTGGCACAAAGCCTAGACAAGACACAAAACTAGACAAAATAATCAAAGAACCACTAAAAGATGTTTATACATTACCATTTTTTTCAGAAAAGTTTTGCGACATACTTTTAGATGAAATGAAGAACTTAGAGGCACACTTTGGCTTTAATCCTAACCCAGAAGAGGATAATTTACGGCAAATACCAGAAATAACTTTTCAAGATAATTGCCCCCAAATCTTTCAATCTTTAATGCAAACGATATATACTATAGGAAATCCTGTATTTTTGAATATTTGGAACAGACACGTAGATAGTGGTGGAATACAAATAGCCAACTATAATTTAAGGGATAAAAAACAAGGTGCTTGGCATCATGATGCAAGTGCTGATATTAGTATGGTAGTTCCTTTGAACACTGGAAAGTACAAAGGTGGCGGAACTGAGTTTTTAAAACGTGGTACAGTCGAGCCATTACCTACAGGCCACGCTCTTATTTTTCCTAGTTTTACGCACATGCACAGGGGACTTGCAGTAGAATCAGGAGATAGATACTTATTAGTATTTTGGTTAAAATGTTTACAGGAATAATTTGAGCATGAATAGAATAGATAACTCAGGTAAAGGCATAGCAGGTTTAGGAAGAGGAGAAGACAGCATGCTTGCCCACGTAGCACCAGGAGAAATGGTTGTCCCACCAGTAATCTCTCCACAAACACAAAAAATTATAGAACAAGAAATGATGTCTGCAGGGCTAGATCCTAATGAATATACTGTTGGTCAAGGCATGTCTATAAATCCTATTACTGGTATGGCAGAGTTTGGGTTCTTGAAAAAACTAGGTAAAAAATTAAAAAAGGTTGTTAAAAAAGTTGCACCAGTTGCTATGTTCATACCTGGAGTTGGAACAGCCCTTGGTGGAGCGTTAGGAGGACTTGGATCAAAAATTGGTCTTACAGCAGCTAAATTTCCTAAATTAGCAAATTTTGCACAAACTGTAGCAGGTGCTGGTATTCCTGGTATTTCACAAATTGCTGGAGGTATGACAGCAGGGCCAGGTAACTATGGTTCTGCAATTACAACTGGGTTAACAAAACCTTTTGGTGGTTTTTTTAGCAGTGCAACTGGTTCTACCCTGGGGCCAGTAGGATCAGGCATACAGTCAAGTCTTTCAAAAGCTTTTCCTGGATTAATACCAAGTGCCACTGGATCTACCTCACAAGGTGGTGGAATGAATTTACCACTACTTCTATTAGCTGGTGCTTATGGTAAAGCTGTAAAATCTGATTATGAAAAAAAACAAGGTGGTTTACAAGATATAAGAACATCTATCCGACCAGATTTAGTACCTCAACAGACATATGGCGGTTTTGATTTAGGCATAAGAAAAGCTGCTATGGGTGGATTACAAGAATTAGATATGCGTATGGGTGGCCCTTCGGTAGGTCCAGGAACAGGTACAAGTGACGATATACCAGCTATGTTAAGTGATGGTGAGTTTGTAATGACCTCTGCTGCTAACAATGGTTTAGGTGGATTTAAAATTACTAAAACAGAAACAGGATTAGAAATTATACCTAGTGGCAAACCAAACAGACAAAAAGGTGCAAAGAACATGGACAAACTTATGAAAGTATTTGAAAACTATAATGATATAGGTAAAGCATAATGGGCTTTTTATCACAAGCATTTAGGGACCAAATTATGTCACCTATTGGTAGACCAGTTTCTGCTATGGGCGTAAGACCAATATTAAGAGAGCCTGGATTAGATATACCAGGTGAAAGAAGTATATTTCAACAGCCAAGCCCTTTTGGTCCACCTATACCTCCAACTCCACGACCACCAGTAGTAGGCGGTCCAGCTTTACCTCCTGTTGACCCTCGTATAATCCCACAAAGACCACCATCAATAGGTGGCATAGGTGGCATAAATCAACCAATACAACCAGTTTTACAAAAAATGCCTTTACCACCCAAGCGTGATGATTTTATGTCTATAGAGAGGCTTGATGATCCTATTATGCAAAGTTTGCCAGTAGGCCCTAGTATTCCTTTTGTGCCACCCCCTCCAATACAACCCATCTTACAACAACCGCCATCACCTCTTGCATTTGAAGTGGCACAAAGGCAGAATCAAATAGGTGTAGTAGGTGATGGCATGACAGAACCAAGTTTAATTGGACAAGAAATAAATGCACCTGTACCACTTACAGAGGAAGAGAAAGCAGCTTTTGGTCCTCCTCCTCCTCCAGGAGCAATAGATACCAGAGGTATTACTGATGAACTATCTAATATAACAAACCCCGTTATACAACCTACTGTCACAGATTCAACTATGAGCACAGAGCCTGTTACAACTTCTACAGATCCTAATATGTCTGTAGATATGCCTGTTGCACCTATAGATCCTGTATTGTTACAACAAAAAGCGTCTGAAGTAATAACTGACCCATTATTGAGGTCTTTATACTTTGGCACAGCAGATTCACCAGGTTTTTACAATCAACTACAACAAGCAGGAGCAAACCTGATTGGTAGTGATGTACCATTACAACAAACTGCAGGACTTGCTCCACTAGAATTATTAGCTAGACAACAAGCTGTAGCAGGTCTTGGTGGTTTTGAACCATTTTTACAACAAAACAGAGATTTAGTTAATCAAGCAATACAGCAATCAAGAAGAGCTGAACAGCTACAAGATCCATATTACACACAGGCAGAGGATATTTATAAAGATACTATGGGTGCTTACGACCCTAGCATGACACAACAGTTCTACAATCCTTTTGAGGATGCAGTAGTACAACAAACTATTGAAGATGTAATGAAAGCTGGTGAGCAACAAGATATAGCTTCTAGAGCTCGTGAGATAAGTGCTGGTGCCTTCGGTGGTAGTAGGGCTAGACTTGGAGCAGAAGAACGTAGAAGAGATTTAGGTGAAGGCCTAGCAAAAGCATTAGGTGGTATTAGATCACAAGGATTCCAAAGTGCACAAGCAACTGGACTTGGTGAGTTTGCAAGACAGCAACAAGCAAAAAGAACTGGAGCTCAAGGACTTATGGGTATCGGTGTAGGCAGAGGTAGTGCTGCATCTAATCTAGGTCAACAGTTAGCTGGTTTTGGTGGTCAATTAACAGGACTAGGTAGAACACAAGAAGAACTTAGAAGAGGTCAGAGAGGTGAGCTATCAGGCTATGGTACAACTGGTAGAGGCATTGCTGAAACTGGATTGGGTAGAATATTTGAACAACAAATGGGACAACAAGTGCGTCCTCTTGGTGTCCTAGGACAGATTGGTTCTATGTTACCTGGTTATCAAGGATCAAGAACACAAATAGATTCACAGTATGGTATGCCTACAGATCCATCAGCAGCAGGATTAGGAGCTGCATTTAGTGCTTATGGTGCTGTAGCTCCTAGACAAGGAAGCGGTTAATGAATTTTCTAAATAGAAGAATGTTTCAATCTGGTGGGGCATCTAATACTTTAGGTCCATATCAAATTAGAGATTTAAGCACGATTGATCCTGAAACAGGTCAACCAATAATTTACGACATCAAACCAGATTTTATTACTCAAATGGGTTTTAACCCATACAAGATTTTATCTGATAAAAATTTACAAAAAGGTTCTGAAGTCCAAAGAATTTTACAAAACTTTAAGGAAACAGATGCACCACAATTAGGACCATTTCAAATGGGTGAAGATATTGGAACTAATATAGCTGATGTTGGTTTTCGTGTTGCAAGACAATTTGAGCCAATCATACGTGGTGGCATAAGAGCTGCTGGTGAAATTACAGGTATTGAACCATTAAAAAAAGCAGGTGGTGATTTGTCATTTGGATTTTTACCTGAAGGCGAAGGCAGATTAGGACAACCTTTTGGTTTTCAAATGGGCGAATCAGTTATACCATCTGACGCTGATAGAGCAAGGTTTATGCTGCAAAGCATAACTGTACCTGAAGAGCCTGTTGTTCCTGTAGTTGAGGATACAAGTACTTTTGATTTTCGTGATGAAGATATGCGAAGTAAGGTTGGTCAAGCTGAATATGATGAATTTCAAGAGCTTATTGGACCGACTTTTGATCCATACACAGATCCAATTACTCCTATGATAGATGAGCTACAACAAGAAAGAATAGATTTAGAAAAAAGGTTTGCTGAAGAAGATATACAAAGACCAGCAGATATAGATGTAGATGAAATAACAAGTTTACTTAATGATATACAAGAGCCAAGCATTAACCTAGATAAAACAGAAGCTGACAGCTTACTAGAAACAATTGATAAATTTGATGGTCTATCTCCAGATGAATTAAAGCTTGAAATAGGTAAAGAAAAACTACCAGGTATGGATGCACTTGATGAAAATAAAAAACAAGTCAAAGCACAAGTAAAAATAATTGATGCATTAGAAAAACGTGGCATAGACCCAGATGAGTATTTTAACAAGGCACCACGTAATCCAGTAGACAAAAAATTAAATGAACCTGGATTCTTTGGCTCTGACAGATTCTTAAACTTTATAAGAAATGTCGGTGCTGGATTAGTAGAGTCAGGACAAATGGGACCTGGGCTTGCATTAGGAGCTGCAAAAGCTGCAGAAGAAAGAGCTGCAAGAGATATAGCTGCTGATGAAAGAAAAGCTGAAATGGATAAACTTATAGCTATAGAAGAAAAGAAAGCTGAAATAGCAGAAAAAGGTGGACCAGATACTGCACTAAAAAAATTATTAAGAACTAATGCACAAGAAATGAACGCTGATTACAATGAAGTAGTAAGTGGCAGCAATACCTTGACTACTATAAAAAGAGTGCAAGAAATTGTTTTAAATGAGGATACAGCATCTGCAGCAGCGTTTATTGCTGAAATTACAGAAAAAGTAGGTGTATTTTTTGATTTAGATGGTAAACCAAGTAAAACAGGCAAAAAATTTGAAGATTTAGCCCCAAGAACTAGAGCAAAAGTTTTGCTCAATAATATTAAACAAGCAAACATTCGTGAAATTCTTGGTGAATCTGGTAAAACCATATCTAATTTAGACAGACAAATCATTGATCAATTAGTTGGAAGTCTTACATTAGGAACTAATCCTACCGAAGTTCTTGAAACATTATCTTTAACTGAAAGAAGTGTTTTAACCAACATACAAGCAGCACAAAATAGACTACAAACTAACTTTACTTTTGCAGTAGAGGAAGGAGATTATGGTATAAGTCTAATTGAGAATAATGCAAGTCTAATAAATTATATTGCAGCACTCAGAAAGGATCCTAGTGCCTTACCTGTTGGCAAAGACTATTCAAACAAATATGCTGATGTAACTGCACAAAGAAGAAAAATAACTTTAGCAGAAGAATAATGCAAATATTTGATGTAGAAATTGCTCCAGGTGTAATAGAAACTGTAGAAGCAAACACAGCAGAAGAAGCTAGAAAAAAAGTAAAAGCAATAATAGCTCAGGGTGCTATGTCCCCATTTTATGACGAATTGTTTTTTGATTACGAAACTGGAGTTGATGATAAAAAACTTAGAAGAAATTTAGCCTTAGCCGAAACTACAGAAGAACAGGATAGGGCAATTTTAAATATTCTAAAGAAAACACAAGACTCTGACACTCCAATAGAACAAGAAAATGTGTTGTTAAATGAAGTTGGTGATCAAGGATTTACTAGAAATACTAAAGGACAAATTGCACTTACACCAAAAGGTATGAAACAACTTGGTTTAGAAAATTTAATAAAAACAAAAACACTTACTGACGGCTCAATAATAAACTTAAATACTGTTATTGATGAAAATGATTTTAATTTACGTACAGGCGACTTATCAGATATGGCAGGAGTTGCTGGCCCTATCATAGGTATGATGACTGCTTTTGTACCTCAACTAAGAATTATAAAAGGTCTTACTCATTTGTTTGGCAAAAGAGATGTTATGGCTAGAATGTTTGGAGCAGGTGTTGGTAGTGCTGCGGGTAAAGCTATAGAAGAAGAAGTAGTAGAAACTCAACAAGGTTTTCAATTACAAAAAAGAGATGAAATCAACGATTTATATATGCAGGAATTTGCATTTGGTACTATAGGTCAAGGTCTTGGTGAGGGTGTATTTAAGCTATACAACACATTTCTAGGTGCTAGAGCAGCCCCACGAGATAAAAGAATATTATTTCAACAAAATCAAAATAGATCAGTAGATGATGTCATGAAATTAGACATGGAACTTGGTAAAGAAGCCACTGAAAGTCAAATAAAACGTGCAATAAAACAAGGCAAAGTAAAACAGTTTGATTGGAAAATGAACAAGACGACAGGTGCCATACCATCACAGCAATCACTAGAAAGAATGTTGCCTGGAAGAACACAAAGTATTGCTGAGCAAGTTATTGGTAATAACAGGGACAAAGCAAATGCTTCCTATCTTATGGCAGAACTTAATTATGTTATGAGAGGAATTAAAAATGAACAAGCAGCGTTAGATTCATATATATCAGCGTCACAAAAAGGTAGATTAGATAAATCCATCAATGAAAAAATGCAAAGCTTAAGAAAAGCAGAAACAGATGTTACTAATAGATTAGAAAAATTATTAGATGAAGTACAAGTAGATGCCTTAGAAGTTGGTAATTATGGAATGATACCAAGCAGAAGTGAATTTGGCGAAACAATAAAAGAAACAGTATCTACAGCTAGAGCTTTTGTTACTAAGGAAATGGGTAACAAGTATAAAGAAGTCGATAACATGATGAAAGACATGAGAAGTGTTTTCAAATTGGAGTTAGATGATTTTGGTGAGTTGCAGCGTGTTGGTAGAGCAACTGGTGATTTTATACGAAAATCTCCAGAGGAAGCAGGTATAGCAACTGCAATTAACGCAACCATTAATGAAACTGCACACACATATTTTGAAAAATCATTATTAAGAATAAGATCTTTTCAAGATGATTTTCCAGCTTATGATTTAAGCATACAGGATCCTCTGGTAAAAGGCGGCATCATCAATAAGTTAGATGATTTGTATTCAGATTTGATAAGACAAACTGCACCTGGTCAAGCATCAAGAGGTGAAGGATTGAGTTTGTTTCAAATTAGAAACTTACAAAAAGATTTAGATATTTATATTACAGAAGCACCTGGAGCATCGCCACAAAGAGAATTGCTTTACGATTTAAAAAGATATATTGATTCATATGGTAGAGATAATCCTAAAAGCATTATGACTGATTTAGCAAAAGAATCTATGGAGAAGATTAATACCAGATTAAAAAGACAAGGCATTACCATTCAACAGCAAGATAAAAAATTAATTGAAGATTCGCTGGAATTATTAAGAGAAGCAAATAAAACTAATGCAAAAAGAATGCAACCTTTTGATAACTTGCATATACAAAAAATAATATCTAACGCATCAAGAGGCTCACATCCACCTGATGAAATATATCAAAAAGTTTTTTTAGGTGGATCTGCAAAAGATTTACAGGATATATTTAAAGCCACTAGAAATTATGATGAATATCTCAAATCTATTAATAAAGCAGATGAAGCTGTAACAGAACGCAGATTAAAAGCACAACTTAAGAAAAAGTTTTTTGATGATGCTATATATAAAGCAACAGATGGTGGTACTCAAACAATAAACTTTACGACATTTGCTAGACAGTTTTTTAACTTTGATAGAGATATGGCGGCACAAGGTAAAATAGATGAGCTTTTCAGAAATGCACAAGGAATTACAACTGGTAGACTTGTAAGAGAAACTATTAGAAATTTAAACAGAGTACAACCAAATTTAAAACCAGCAGATCTTCGTGATCTTGTAGAAGATTTTACAGGTACTAATATAGGTTTAGATGCAAGTGATCAAGGAAAAGCATTTATAAGAGGCCTAACTAACTTAGCTAATGAATCAGAAAAAGTTTTAAAATTTAGAGCCAACAGAGCAATATCTGAATTACCTGAAAAAGGTATAGAAGCTACTACTGATACTTTATTTAGGCCTGGCAACGCATCTGTAATCAACACTTTAAAAGGCACTGTAGATGATGATGTTTTCAAAAGCATACAACAAGCAAGCATGATGAAGCTGCTAAAAAGATCTGTAGATTTTAATGGCAAAGGAAAGATTAACGATATTTTTAAATCAGGTAATCTAGAAACAGCATTAAACAGCTATGGTGATGAAACTTTAGAAGCTATGTTTGGAAAAGAGATTACTAGAGGTTTGAGGAATTTTCAAAAAGAAGTAGATGTATTGACCAAAGGCGAGTTAGGTAGAGGTGGTAGTGCTGGTGGTTTGGTAGCTGCGGGACTTGGTGCTGCTGTTGTTTTTGCACCCTTACAAACATTGCCTGCCTTGCTTGGATTAACTATTGTTCGTGGTCTGTTAGGTAGTCCTAAATTTGTTGGTCTTTTAACTAAAGGAGATCCAGGCTCCATAGCACAAATGATACAAATGATGGAAAGAGCAGCAAGACAATATGGTGTTAGAATGGTTGATGGGTCTTTTGTAGAGTCTGGTGTTGATTTAGTAAAAGAAGGTTTTGAAACAGGTAAAACTGCAGTTGGTATTACAGATGAAGATATACAACAACAAGCAGATGAAGGTCTTAATATATTTCAACAACTAAGAGAACAAGTTACTGCACCACTCAAAACCTCAGAACTACAGCTACCAGATGTTCAACCTATGCAATCACCAACAGATCCACTATCTCAAGAACGTATAGACTTTGCAGAGCAAGTTGCTGGTAGGCCAATAGTTTAGTTGTCTTCAAAGAAAGTAGGATCAACAGCAACAAACCTCTTTGCTGGTCTGCCTTTACCACCAACTTTAATCTCAACCTCTTGTATCTCCCCTGCATTCTTAAGCCTTTCAATAATCTCTTTTACTTCATAAGACTTCATACTTCTAAATAGTTCGTGTCTATCTACTTCACGTTTAGATATACCCTCGCCATTTCTTGATCTAATAAATGATAATACTTGTTTAATCTTAGATTCTGTTGCACTACTGGCCACCTTATCTCTACAGGCTTCTATAAATAATAAGTCGTAGTATCTAATAAAATCTACAGCCCAACGTGTTACATCTCCTGTAATGGCTTTAGCGTCTGCATTTGTTGCTAAAGTACATAACAAAGACAAACGCATAGCTTTTTCCTTAGAACGGCTTAGAAGTGGCTCTAGGTTATCTTTTTCTAGTATATCTTGTCGTTTAACTATCTCTCGTGCAAAGTCTTGTAGTATCTCCTCTGATTCTCTATCAAAGTTTAATACTATTTGATCTAGGTCAAGCTCTGCATTATCACGAGATAAATCACTCATGGTACCTCTTTGTCTTCTAATATAATTTACCCAGTTCACAATAGAGGTTGGTGGCGATGTGAATCTTTTGAGCTCACCCACTCTTCTCGGCTCTGTAGATTCAACAACTACAAAACGGTTTAGGAACCCGTCTGCAATCCTGCCACCATTTAACGCTTTGTAAAAGTTTTTAGGCACTGACAAACCAACCAGTGTAATAGCTGGTTTATGTGTCACACGATTCATCATCATTTCTTTGTATTGTTCTTGCACATTCATAAGTGAGTAGTTATCTGGTCGCAAAGTACCATGACAACGACCCCATGCTTCCATAAGTGTTTGTATACCATCTTCTCTATTAGTATTGGTTGATGCACCTATTGCTTCTAGTCTTTTACCAAACTCATCCATTATGGTTATCTGTGTTGGCCTCATCTTTAATACAGAATGCACAGCACCACTTGAGGTGTAGCCATCTCCTACAATTAGCTTTTCATGGTCACTAGCATTCAACACACCTTCTACAAATGTTTTAATGTTTTCTTTACCTTGACCAGACTTAGCTATACCCATGAAATACATAGAAGAAAAGTTATTCATGTTGGTTCTATATATACGGCCACAAGTAACACTAGCTAGTGCCAGTGCACCTATTAATGATAGTTCTGGTTGTGGCACCTGTGCTATCTCTTCACAGAACTTAAACATGTCTTTGAGTAATCCTGGTGGGTTGAATAAATCTTTTGGTTTCTGTATGCTTTCTGATGCTTGGATAAATAATGGTGCGATTCTATTTTTCCTATCGTGAGTGCTTTTTACACTCTCAACAACGCTATCTATCTCTGTTTGTGGTAATGGAGGATTATTATTTTTATTCCAATTCTGCAGAAATATTTTTACAAATTGTAGATTAACGTTCTTAGATATTAAGTATCCAGCTATCCTTGCAGCTCCATCATTCCTAGATCCTTCCATAACACCATCAAGTGAAAATGGTGCAGTTTGTACTCCTGTTTCTGTTTTTGGTACACCTGTAATTTTTTGAAACTCAATTTCTGTAAAGTCTGGTAAGTCATTGTGGTCATGTATTTTCCAATCAGCAAAAGTTACAGGCTTATATACTTGACCATTAGCGTGTCTATTCCAAGGTGCTATGATAAGACCACCAACACCTCTTATATCTATTAATCTTTCAATGGGTGTTTCTGCAGTTCTTCTTGTTGCAAACGTAGTATAGTTTTGTGGATTGTTATAATAGTAATGCATACCTTTACCAGTTATAACTTTGAATGGACAAGCAGGCATATTGTTCTCAACCCAGTCCATAGCCTCTGGCGAATCAGCATCAACGACCACAAACTTACCGCAGACTAATGCAACTTGTAAGTTATCCCTACCCTTAAACCATGATTCTACAAGGGTTCTAGCAGGCCTTACCTCTTTGTATTGCTCCCAACTACCTAGAAAAGATGGTGGTTTCTTGTTAGATCTTTGTAAAGGAACTACGTTATAGCCATCATCATAGTAGGCGAGTGCTTGCTCCAAGGATGAATCGTCCTCGGTAATATTAAGCTGAAACACACTAAGCTTCTTGTGCTATATCATTTACTGATCCATAGATGCATTCAAAATCTAATCTGCCATCAGTAGCTTTTATAATTTGTTTGGCTTGATTAATAGTAGGCTGCCTATAACCATATCTCCATGACTTACATGAAGCTTCTGAACAACCAAAATCCTCTGCAGCTTTCTTCTGTCCAAGGAACTCAATGTATTCTTTTAGAGTGTATCTTTTAACAACTCTGTCGGTATGATTAGGTTTGACCCCAAGTGTTTCAAATTCTTTAAGTTTTTGTGATGATAATGACTTCATTCTATGATAATAGTTTGCTTGCCATACTAGATCTTCTCTATTAGTATCTTCCATGTTTTTCTCCTCGTAACTTTTATGCGAAAAATAATTACACATTGTAGATAAATAGTATATAATATGCAAGTTAATTTTTATTTAAAGGAGATAGAGAATGGAATTATCAAATAGAATAGTATCTCCGCAAAAGTTAGTTCAAGACCAAGGTGCAAAAATCTTGGTATATGGAATGGCTGGAGCGGGTAAAACAACATTAGCCAAAACTTGTCCAGGCAAAGTACTTGTTATAAGTGCTGAAGCTGGATTGTTATCTATTAAAGATGCAAACAACGTAGAGGCTATTGAAGTAAAAGAAGCATCAGAGGTTATGGAACTACACGATGCTTTGAAGTCTGGTAAATTACAATATGACACAGTGTGCTTAGATTCAGTTTCTGAAATAAGCGAGATCTTATTGACATGGGAGAAATCTCGTAGCAAAGATCCACGTATGGCTTATGGTAATGTCCAGGAATCTGTAACAAATTTAATGCGTGCTTTTAGAGATCTAAACATGCATGTATTATTTTTATGTAAAGAAGATATAGTAAATGACGATGGCATACTTAGACATGCACCAAAGATGGTGGGTACTAAGCTTGGAGAATCAATTACATATTTCTTTGATGAAGTGCTTGCTCTTCGTATTATAGAAGATCAAGACGAGGACGGTAAGAATGTCCAAACCAGATGGCTACAAACCACTTTTGGTCAAGGCTACAAAGCTAAAGATCGTAGTGGCAAACTTGAAAGTTTTGAAAAGCCAGATGTGAGTGCTCTAATTGAAAAGTTAGGGTTTACATTAACTAACGACAATATGGGAGATGCAAATGTCTGATTTCGGTGATGTAGAATTTTTTGATAACTTAGAGGAAATGTCATCTAGTGGCACACCTCTAGCACCAGATGGTGAACACAACGCAAAGGTTATTGCTACAGACAAATACAAGTCTAAAGCAGGTAATCATACGCTTAAGGTTACATTTCAGCTTGATGGCGGTAAGTATCGTGATCATAACGAATGGTATAACCTTTGGGCTACCAATGAAGAAAACAAAAGGATAAGCACGGAGATATTTACCAGGCTTACTAAAGCTGTTGGATTTAAAAAGTATCCAGAGAATCATGGCGACTTTGTTGGTAAAAACTTAGTGTTGAAGACTGAACAAATAGATGATCAGTTTGAGGGTGATAATGGTGTTGTGAATACTAAGAAGACTAAAATCCGATTGTATTTGCCTGAAGCTGACTCTGACATGAGTCCGCCTAAGGAAGCAATACCGCCTTTCTAAGGCTTAGTGATGTGAATTAGGGGCTTCATGCCCCTTTTTTTCTGCAATTAAACAAAACCTTTCGTCTTGTTTTTCTTTCAACACAGATTCTATGTATGCAATTAGTCTATCTAACTCTTCTAATTTTTCTTCTATAGTCATTTTCTATCCTGTAATAAAGCAAATATAAATAGCAAGCAAAGTGCTACAACTCCAAAAAAACTCATATCAATCATATCCACTACATATTCTCCAACTTGTTACGAAGTCTTGTAAGATACCAAATAGCTTTGTCAATATCTTCTATATTGGCTTCTTTGTGATCTTCTCGCCATACATACTTAAATGCTTGGCCTTTACAATATCCTTTGAACTCTTCAAAAGATAAAGCTGATTCTATTGCGTCTATACACTCAATAGACCCTTTCTTATAGTGTGGGGGGTGGTTTACGTTATCTGTCATTTTGTTTTTCCTTTTTAATTAATTTTTTTTTGTCATACACCTTGTGATGCACCATTAAATTTAATAATTTATTTTCATATACAAGAGTTTTTTTTGATTTAGCTTTTGTCATTTTGTTTCTCCTTCAATAAATATACCTTGCATGTGTTCATAACCCGTATCTTTACCAGTAAATTCATGTGTAGATTTTACTTTTGTACTTCTATGGTTAAAACTAGATTTGCGATAGTCTTCTTTGCCAGATACTAGGTAGACAATCGCATTTTTGTTCTCAATAGTTTGTAATTCTTGTATTAATTCACTAACTGTCATTTTGTTTCTCCATTTTGAATACATCTGCATGATGTAGATTGATAAGTTGCTTAACAATTTCACCAGTAGTAACTCTTCTTTTAGCCTCTTCTGAATACAAAGCTCTAAGTGATGTTAAGTTTTTACTTGTAGTGGGGTCAACTTTAAAAGTTACCAATCTAGTATTTTGTTTTGCTGCTTTAAAATTAAGTTTCATTTTGTTTTTCCTTCTTTGTAGACTTTTCTTCCCAAACATTCTTAAGTTTGGTTATGTCTGGTTTTTCTTTTTTAAATACTTTGTCCCAGGCTTTATCCCACTTGTCAGGATCCTTGGGTCTTTGTTTGCTACCTTTACCGCCGTGCCATTTGGTCACCTTATTCTTCTCTGTAAAAGTTACCAGTATCAAGCTCAACAACATTAGGACTGTTGTATATGGTTGCTTGTTTGCCACCACTCCAGACTACCTTGTTGTATTCTTCTAAGTAATCACTTAAGAAGTTCCAACCTACTTCCATGTCAGTATGGTTCATCTTAAATACTTTACTTGCATAAGGTGTTTTCTTTTCTTGTGCTACAAACACAAAGTCATGCACCTGAAACCCAGCACGCTCAAAGCCACGCTTATACCATGCGGCTTGTAGATCATAGGAGTACCGCCTAACTGAATTGGTAAATCCCCTAACAGAGCAATCAGCAGTGGTTTTGTAATCTACAAGCACTATGGCATTTTCCCCGTGTGGTTTATCAAACGGATTCAAAACTACGTCAGCTCTAGTCTTACATAGCAAATCTTGTTCATACCAGAATATTGACACCTCGTAGGGTGCATCAAAAGAGCTAGGATACTCTTTATCTGGATTTAGATAAGCTCTCGCTTCGGTTACTAAGCTGTTTTGCATGCTATATATGGTATCTTTGTCCTTTTCATTGATAACAGTAAGACCTTTATCAAGACTTTCTTTCTTAAGAGCTTTGTTAGTATTGGTATATGGAGATCCAGTGATAGTTACTACATCACTAAAAAATGCTCCTTCTCCTTCTACAATTAACGAATGTGCCGCAGATCCAAAGGTCATAGCTGGTGTCTGCTCTATTACTTCTTCCAAAGCATGTAACTGACTTTGACTAAATCTTCTTATGTGTGAAGAAGATATGCCAGGGCCATTGTGATAAAAGCTATTACTCATGTTTGGAAAGTAATAAGCATCGCCTATCTTTTTATGTGGTAGATCCTCTAGCATATCTGGTAACTTACTCATGATGCTTCCTTGTCTACATCTAATTTAGATAGATCATCTACGATAGACTGTAGTTCTTTGATAGCAACACCACACTGCCATATAGCAATGTTGAGCCTGTCTTGTTTTTGTTGTTGTTCATAGTCCTCTTTTGAGGGATTTGTGTAACTGATTACTTCGTCCATAATAGCAGTTACGTCTAATTTAGGTTTATCCATTTTACTTCTCCAAATAAATGAGTTTGTATTATTGCATTTATTTCTGTATGATGTCAACCATAAGTAACCATTTATTATTTATAAGGAGTGAGATATGGGAAGAACAAACGATTTATACATGATGATGCGTCTATCGTATGAACAGGCTACAGACGACTATAACAGTAAGAAAGTAGACTCTATGGTTGATGCATACAGCAAGTATTACAAAATCAATGTGGGTATGAAATGTTATGATCCACAAGGGGACATCATTAATTTTTATGATGAGGACAATGGTCCAGGTTGCCCAATATGAGTGTAATACAAATGGAAAAGGTTAAATGCAGTATATGTAATGGTTTTATAAAGCCACTTAGAAATGATGACGGAGAGGTTGTTTGGGAGCATGGAAACAATGCTGAACCTGTAAACTCAGGCCGTTGTTGTGATGACTGTAATTGGACAAAGGTAATACCAGCTAGGCTAACACAGATGGGAGATTAGCAGTATTACAAATTATCGTGTTATGATGCGGAATGCCAAAGATTGTAGAAATCAAAGACAAGATGGGCAAACCCACATTACAAGAAGTTATTTCCAGACTCGATGGTATGGTTGAAAACATGGTTTATAGAGGCGAAGATCGTTTGAATATCGTCCTAGCAAGCCTAAGTTTTTGTATCGCACAAGTAAGTAAAGAGTTTGAAGATAAAGAGGTTGCTAGGTTAATTGATGAACTTTTAGCTCAATATATTGACAAATCTGCCAACAAATAGATTATTGTCTATTATTGTCATTTTGTCATGACAGCTAAAAACATGATAAGAATGCGGGTTTCGGGATTATTGTATTTTTTTCATTTTTGTCACAAGAGAATAAGTAAACTTAGTTAAATAATTGAGATAATACTTGACTAGATCTACACTCTTCAAGTATCCTCACAATACACTTTAGGGTAAAGTGGGGGTAGGTATTAATAAAAACTTACGCCTACTCTAATATGCAAAACATGGGATATAGAAAAAATAACTTAGAATATGAACCTATAATCTCTTCTGAAGAAGAAGCTCCCATAGAGTATTGTAATCTCGATAACTCCCTCAACAGACGACAACGCAACTTTATTTGGATTGCAGTCAATAATCCTCGTTTATCTTTAGTAGAGTGTGCTCACAAAGCTGGGTATACAAGTCCTCGTCAAATGGCCAATAAACTTATGAACAAGCCTATTATTCGTAAGGAATATAATTATCTTATGAACCAGGCTAAGAAGAAGTATGAACTTAACTATGATCGGGCCGTGCAAGACCTCTATGATATTCGGGACAAGGCTATTGAATCGGGGTCATTTAATGCTGCAATATCTGCTCAGAACTCACTGCTCAAAGTCGGGGGTTTAATTGTTGATCGTAAAGAAGTTATGTTCGGGAAGGTAGATCAAATGAGTCGGGACGAAGTGGAAGCTAGATTATCTCAGCTTATGGGTAATGTTGTTGAAGCTAGTATAGAAAATAAGTCTGATGAGCTGGATCTACCAGATCAAGATAACGAAGAAGAAAGCGAAGAAGATAAAAAGGCATAACTAACTTTTAGAGGAGATTGAGAAGTAAAAATATAAAATCAGACTATGCCTTAGTCCGAATATAGCAAATTACTTCTAATTGTTCAAGAAAACATCTAAAGCCTTGAATAGGCTCTTATAGGATTTAAACCAAGCTGATTTGATGTGTTGGTTGTCTTGATAGACCAAATAACCAACAGTAAAGCCTACTTCATCAATATTTGGGTATCGTTGTAAGTCATGCTCTACTGGGTTAAATGGAACTATCTTTATGTGGTATTTATTTCTCGTCATGTGGATTATGAAATATCCAAAGCAACGCATAGATGATTAAAACAAATATAAACAGGTTGCTCATTGTTTAGATACCTCTTTTGCTATTTCCCAATCTATTGATTTTTTTATTTTTCTATATACATTTAAAGTTTCATGATAGCCATTTATTTCCTCATCTTCTGATTCTGCAACATTTATATAAGGATTATCTTTAGATAAATTTGGTATAAACCATTCTGTTAAATATAATATTTTTGATTCACCAAGCTCAGCTCGGCAACAGTCCTCTAAAGTTTTAGTATGTACCCACATATCACATTCCCAATCAATATAAGTCTGTTTTATTCCATTTTTAAAGGCATAGCTATAATATTGGCTCATTACATACCTCCTCTAAATCTGTTGGAACTAATCCCTCTACAAACCAATCTAAACCTTTACTAGCTTTATAAGTAAGATAATATTCTTTGGTAGTTCCGTCTTTGTTTAAAACTTCGTTTCCGTCCTCGTCATGCAGACAAAAAGTTAATGTATTTATAGCTACATATAATTCTTGTTTTTTAACTGTCATCTGACACCTCCCCAAAACAATCATCACATAGGGCATCATATCCCTCCATACACTTATAATAACTATCTGCACAATCTCCTTGCCAGTATAGTTCGGTTGCACTATCTACAACTACATCACACTTATTGCAAGTGTTTAAATCAGTATCATAGTTATCTAATAAGTCTTTTTCTATTTTGTTAAGATTGAAATATTTTTTATATTTCATATCTTCAATAATTTTATCTATTTCTTCGCTTGTCATATCACACCTCCTCTGTTTCAAATTCTATGTTACCTAAATCTATTAGGTCTGTTGCATGGTCAATAGCTTCATACTCATTTTTACAATCGCATACTTCTATTTCTATACTTGCAGTTACTATATATGTTTTACTCATCTGACACCTCCTCTTGTATGTGTTTTTGTATATGCAAATTTTTCCAATTATTTTTTATTTCGTTAGCATATTCAAGTCGTAAGTTTCCACCCTCATAATGATCCCACTCTCCTTGTTCTATATCTATTAAGTGTTTGTTAATACAACTTTGAGAACAGAAAATAAAATAAGGTCTTACATCTGGCTCGTAAAAAACTTCTACTTGTTCTTCATTACACATTTCACAACAATATTGGCTCATCACATACCCCCTCTAAATAAATAAAATAATGCCTTCAATCTCCATTCAGAT